TGTCAAATCCTTAACCAAAAATTAACCAACGCTGATCTGTGCCAACAGTCACCGCAACACCTGTATTGATCGTGACAGGCCCAACACTTGAGCCGTTATAAGCCGACGTTACCGAGTAGTTGCTAGAAATGGTCTGTTGATTCTCAGCAATAACACCAGAAGCACCGCCACCACCACCAAGTACACGGATCTGAATCGCCACACCACTTGCTGGCGCAGCCGTAAAGACAACGTTCGTACCAGAGATTGTGTAGTCAGTTGTCGGTACTTGCGTGACACCGTTCTCAATAACGAGAACATTGTTAACCGTCATGCCAGACGCACCGGCAAACGTTGTGGTCGTTCCGTCACCAGTATAGGTGTAAGTGGCGTAAGAAGTGCCCCCGCCGCCGCCGCCACCGCTTATCGTTACGGTAACAGCCGTTCCTACAGCAGACGCGGTCACACCTGAGCCAACAAAGTCAAAGCTCGTAACGCCGGAAGTTAATAGAGAGCCTTCATCCGACACCGAGATATTAGTGCCAGTACCAGCGGGTCCTGTTGGGCCGGTAGGACCTGCCACCGTTGACGCACTACCCGTAGGTCCTGTAGGACCAATATCTCCTTGTGCGCCAGTAGGCCCTGTCGGTCCAGCCGCACCAGAAGCGCCCGTAGGTCCGGTCGGTCCGGCAATGCCCTGGGCTCCTGTAGGCCCAGTTGGGCCTGCAATTCCCGGATCTCCTTGTGGGCCCGTGGGTCCAACACTTCCGTTAGCCCCAGTTGGGCCGGTTGGTCCCGCTATACCTTGAGCACCCGTGGGGCCAGTGGGTCCGCTAGCTCCCGCGTCTCCAGTTGGGCCCGTAGGTCCGGCTACAGTAGATGTCGCTCCTGTAGGACCTGTCGGCCCACTAGAACCAGCCGCACCTGTGGGGCCCGTGGGTCCTTGTACTCCGGTGGGGCCCTGCGCCCCGGTGGGTCCAAGTTGCGTAAACATGACCTGTTGCGCGGTCAAGATCACGGAAGGAATAGCCGGGCGGGTTGGGTTTAATTGCCCAGTTTCAGCTACTAGCGCAATGTTTGTATTAGTTGCTGACCAGTAAAGCTCAATGTAATCATTTGCCGCCAGTTCTAGCATGTAGTTCCATGCTGCTACTGTTTTAGCTTGGCTTGCACTACCGGAAACGGTCACCTTCGTTGTTGATTCAGAAATATTGCTTCCGTTTTTCGCAAACCAAATATCAACAAGATCCGTACCGCTACCAGATGTTCTGTCGATCTGAGCGGAAAACTGAACGTTGTAAACGCCGGAATAAGCGAAGGTAAGCCTAGACCCTGAAACAATACTTACGCCAGAGCTGTCTGGATCGGTATTATTTACAGTGATTGGGTAAGCCGTTGTTGTTGATGCAATGGTCTGAGTGGTGTCGGAATAAAAAGAACCCCAATAGCCAAGAGCTCCGCCAGCCCCCGTGGGTCCAGTTGGGCCGACTCCCGCTGAGACGTTGACAGTCACCGCATCGCCGACAGAGGTTGCCGTTACACCAGATCCAGTGAAGTCAAAAGAAGTGACGTTGGTTGTAAGCGTTGTACCTTCATCTTTTACCGTAATCGCAGAACCGCCGCCCCCGGCAGGTCCGGTAGGACCCGTAGCCCCAGTTGGCCCGGTCACCGAAGCGCCCGCACTACCCGTGGGGCCGGTCGGACCGGGAACCGTAGATGGGTCGCCTTGAGCGCCGGTCGGGCCGGTATTCCCTTGAGCGCCAGTGGGTCCTGTAGGGCCGGGAACCGTGGAAGCCGCCCCAGTAGGACCTGTCGGTCCGCTAGCGCCAACGTCTCCAGTCGGGCCGGTAGGTCCGGCTACGGTAGATGCTGCGCCTGTAGGTCCGGTCGGGCCACTAGAACCAGACGCGCCTGTAGGGCCTGTTGGTCCTGGTGTTGTGGAAGCGGCTCCGGTCGGGCCTTGCTGCCCTGTTGGACCAGTGGGTCCTGCACTACCAGTCGGCCCTGTAGGACCCGTAGCTCCGCCGCCAACAATAGTAACCGTGACATCACCACCCACTGCCGTAGCGGTGGCTCCCGGGCCTGTAATGTTGAGCGAGGTTAGACCAGACGTAATCTGTGTACCCGCGTTAGATACAGGAATGTCCGCTCCCGCTCCCGCCGGACCCGTCGGACCGATTACCCCCTGGTCAACAACGAGCGTGATCTGGCTTGCGCCACCAACTACAAGATCAATATCGCTCAATTTGTCACCCCGTTAGATCTAATGAGGAACAACAAAAACACAATTAAGTCTTGTGCTGGCGTTGATCCGCTTGCAGGGATAGCGATTGTGATATTGCCGGAAAACCCAACTGGGTTAGCAGCGTTGATGTCAAGCTCTGTATCCGTCGAAAGCACCGACCATGCCGATTCGTCAATGACCAGCGTAAAAGATCCACCAGACAGATTTTGATTTGTGATGGTCAGGCTTACAGGGGAGGGCGGAGGAGAGAAATCTGCAATATCAAACGTAAGTCCATATCGAGAATCACGAACGTTTGAGAGTTGCCGACGTAAGATTTGGCTTGTGATAGTCGCGCCAGTTAGATTCCTTGGCGTACCATCTTCATTATTGAGCGTCAGATTCCAGTAAGTTTTCTGGTTGTAGACAAGCTCACCAGCGATAATCTGGTTATTAAAACCGCTGACTTGCGTCAGGGTGTTCTTCGAAAATAACGCCATCTTCCCTTCCTCGGTAAATGCCGCTGCCTATGCGCTCACAGGTTGCGGAGTGGCTATATTGTCTTTTTTTATGATTTTAAGGCTTTTGTTCTAAAGCCGCAATCCTTTGTTCAAGCTCTTTGATTGCATTTGTCAATACCGCAATCATCTCAGGCATCGCTAAACCCAGTCTCGTCCCCTTAGGGGTCTCAATCTCGGAAATCACTTCGGGTATCACAGCCTGGACATCTTGGGCGATAAAACCTAAATGCAGATCAGTCTGACCAATATAGTTAAATTTTACGGCATGGAGTTGCAAGACCTGTTGCAGACCTCCTGTGTAATCCTGAATGTTTTCCTTTAGGTTTCTATCGGAAGAGTTAACCCATGAGCCAGCATCAGCATAAGCGTTGCCGTTTGAGTTAAACGTCCAGGTCTGAGAAGCAAGGCTTGTATATAAAGTTAAATTCGACCCAACAGTTCCATAACCGCCAGAAGAGTTGGTAAACGTCCAAGAGTCGTCAACAAATTGAGTATTTCTCAGCAACGATGTCTTTCCGACACCAACGGCAATACTATTTGTCCAGGGATCAGGAAGCGAAGGTGTGGCGCCCGTAGGGCCCGTTGGCCCCGTTGAACCCTGCGGGCCTGTAGGGCCAGGAACCGTAGATGCCGCGCCTGTAGGGCCAGTAGGACCCTGCGGACCCGTAGGCCCCGGAACTGTGGAAGCCGGTCCCGTAGGACCTGTATTTCCTTGCGGTCCAGGATCACCTTGAGGCCCTTGAGGCCCTTGAGGGCCCTGTGGACCCGTAGGCCCTGCAACGCCAGCAGACCAACTGCCATCACCCCTCAAAAATGTTGTGGTGTTATTGGGGATGCTTTGGATCTGCGTAAAGCCGGAAGATGTGTTCGGAAAGTAATAAGTATTAGCAGCAATACCGCCAGAAGTGATCCTGATCGCGTAGCCGTTGGCGTTGGCAAACGTAGACGCGTTGCCGCTTGTCGAACTGGTTTTTTCTACAACCAAAGCCTCCGCAACAAAGCTCGAAAGTTTTAAGCCTTTAACTAAAGGCGAGCCCGCTCCATTAACAATTTGCGCGGTAAATTGTCCGCTAGCGCCGCCGCCAAAAATGACGGGTGAGTCTGCATAAGGATAATTAACCGCATCAATTTTGAAGATGTGATTGTCATAACCTGATACCCCAAGAGAAAACCAAGGCGACGCACCGCTGTAAGTTGTGTAACCCTGAATCTCAAGATTGTTTGACCCGTTAATAGTGATGCGATTAGCGCCGGTGCCAGAAGCAATTTCCCCCCTAAGGTAAGCAGCAGACGCGTAAAGACCGCCCGAGGTTTTATCTAAATACCAACCAGCCGTTCCATAGCTAGATGATGTCGGGGGAATCGGCCCGTTATAGTTATCGGACAGAATGCTCTGAAATACCGACGCGGCTATTGGCCCTGTCCATGCCGTCGAGTTAGCTGGGACTCCGTCGACCGTAACACCGTTGGCGTTATATCTGCCCTGGAGATACCAAAGCACTTGCCCAATCGTAAGTGAAGGCATGGTGGAAGACCAGCCTAGCGGAACGGACGAACCAGACGTTGGTGTCGTAAATGTAGGCGTTGCTGCCGTTTGCGATTGAACGAGATAAGCGTTGATAAAAGCAATCCCAATCAATCCAGATCCGCCTGTAGGTCCAGAACCTCCAGTTGGTCCGGTGTTACCTTGTGGACCCTGGGGCCCCTGTGGCCCCGTGGCACCTCCCGGTCCTGTTGGCCCGGCCATGCCTGTAGGAGACCACACAAGTGGCGCACTAGTTGCAGATAGCGAGCTTTTCGCAGATTCATTTGCAACGGAAAATGCAAAGTACCAAGTATTGCCGGCGATCTGTAAGTTCTCAAACTTTACTGTCGATCCGTTTGCAAAAATAGATCCATTGCTTAACACCTGAGTGCTCATGACTTTCCAGTCTGTGGCTGAAGGCGTTGCGCTAGATGTATAGAAAAGCGTAACGGTTGTCACCCGTCCCGTAGTGGGCATCGTGCAGGTAGCGGAAAAAGTCGGAGGCGCAGCAGAAGGCGCAAGGTCTCCAAGCACAGGAGCATTTAGCGAAGAAAAGAAAGTCGGAGAAGGAAGGCTAGAGTTGGGCGCAGGAGCAAATGCTGTAATGCTTGCGTCGTTATAAACATCAGCGTTGTATTCCGAAAGCTCTAATGTCGCGCCAAGGTTGCCGTCATCAACAGTCGCTTCCGACACCTTCATGACGCGGAAAAGTTTATTCGTCCAGCCGTAATCAGCGTTAGTGATGTCAACAACATCGCCAGCGTCTACCTGAATGCCAGGATAGGAAGATGTGATCGTGACAATCAAATCTTCTCTTGCCTGCTCCAAGCGTCGGTTACCAAGGTATTGAGCCTGCACAGAGTTGTTGCAAAACTCTAGGCTTGTTGTTTGTCTGTTGTCTGGTTCGTTGGGATACCGAAGGATCGCTGGAGTCTCCATGTAAACCATGTCCGGCTGATCTCGATTGTCCTTTGATGGAAACTCAATCTGAATCTGGTTGATCTGCTGATTGATGTCGATTGCAGAGACCCTGATCTCACCGATAAGGTTTGAATCATTAAACGAAAAAGTAGAGCTTTCTGCTTTGTTAATGATGATCGACCAAAGACCCGAGGCAGCGTTGTAAGCCATCCATGAGTCTGAGCATTCAAGCATCTTCTCGACGTTATCTAAAACGGGTTTACCTGTGTCCACAACACCGTTGATTCGGTATCGAGCTTGAGTCGCTGAGCCTCCGCCAGAAGGCGTGTAGGTAATGGTCTGATCGGAGTAAGTATTGAGAGCTGTAGCACTCGCGGAATCCACAAGACCCGTCATGCCTGCGCCATAACGATCATCGGTCATGTAGTCGTACCAAGCATCTCCAGGCTTACATTCTGACCCGCCTTTTGGCAAGTGTGTGCAGTAGAACGTGATTGGCTGTAGACCAGTCGTCCCTGCATCCGCGTTGTAGTTAAGTTTAACAATGGCAAACGCCAAACCATTCATCTGCCTGCCAGACGAAGGCCAGCGTAAAGCAGCGGGAATGTCAGCACCACCCATAAATACATGAGGTGCCGTACCGTTAACGGCGGTAATGACACCAGCCTGAGTCGAGGTGTAGAGACTGATGTAAAGATTGCCGCTGATTTTGTTATCTACGTTGTTATCGCCATCTGTCAGCGAAATGACTTTTGTTTGATCTGTATTATCAAAAGTGACGAGGCGGTCGCCAGAATAAAACTTAGATCTATCGTAGGTAAACGTAGCAGACGCGTCAGGCGAGATGGACGAAATAGCAATAACGTAATACATCGTCTTTTGATCGGTAGATAAAACCGCATCAACAAACGTCCCGCCAAGCCACGCACTGCCATACACCACGGGAATAGAGTTATTGCTTGCTGGCGGCATCTGTTGCCGCGCACCCATATCCTGAGCCTGAGAGGGCTTGTTTCCAAACGCTCTAGTAACAACGTAAGAAACCGCGAAGTTAATGGCGAATGTCGCAGCCGTTAAAGCAATACCTGTAAGTTGAACACCAACGGCAGCTAGGATGATGGATGCTGGCATGATCTACTCTCGAAAGAAGGTCGCTTGCAGTGGCTTAAATTTGTATCTTGTGTAATCAATTTCAGGTGAGCTCGGCATCAGGCTTGTGCAAATAATCTGTACCCTTTTCTGGTCTAACAAATCTTGCGCTAATTTGTTAAACCGCAGCCAGAGCTTGCCTCCAATAGATGTGTTTCGGAATTCAGGCATAACCCACCAACCCACCTCGTGAAGCTCTCGGATGCTGCTGTTCCAAAAGTTAGTCGTGATGTAAGCGGCAATGAAACCTCGAAGCTGATCGTCCACCAAAACAAAACCGCGCCCCTTTAGCATTTGATAAAACAACGACCGGACATGGCTTTCGTTTTGATTGTGCTTTAGTGTTTCTATTCCCGCTTCTTCCGCGTAACTTTTCATCATGTCGATCAGGTGAGGCATGTCGTATTTTGTCGCGTATCTCATTGTCCGATTTGTCCAATCTGATCAATAACCCTTTGATTGTCATTTTCCACACCAGTCACCACATCTGACCCCGGCGAAGATTGAGAACCAACTTGAGGCTTAGCTCCAAAATCAAAATATTGTCCTGATATAGCGGCAACGCGGCTCATGCTTAAATCAGAAGGGTATTGTTGTTGCCAACTATTTAAGTTAGTTCTTATGCCGCTAATCTTGTTTTCTAAGATGGCCCTGAATGATGTGCAAGAAATGGAAGCAGTTACGGTTCTACTCCTGATGTTTTCGTTCCAATCTTCTGTAAGGCTGATGTTAGAAACGATCCCTTGGTAGCGCTTAAAGAACTGAGTAGAAGGGCTTGTGATGATTTGATAGTTAGAGTCAAAGAATCCGCGCCATACCTCAAGCGTTGAGCCTTTGATGTCAGCGCCAAGCACCAAGTTAACGTTAGTCGGATCAATGCCTATGAGACCTATCACCATATCTACTGACGTAGCTTTGATTTCTCGATTGACAGCGCCCACAGAAAGAAGACTTCCTAATCCCGAGAATGTATTGCCGCCAACAGTGATAGCGGCAGCAGCATTACAAAACGTATAAGTCGCTGAGGCCGTTACTAGCTTTACAAATTCGCCGTGGGTAATACTTGCGCTATTAAGCGCCGTCATAGGGGTACTCATTGCACATTCTCCCTAAAGACAAAGTCAGAATCCCAATCGACAAACGCGCCGTTAGTCATGGGGTTTAGCGTATATGTCGGGCAAACCTCAGCGACCACAGAAAACGTGCAAGCAGAGCCTACAGCGGTCAACGTCCCAGCAGTGGGCGTTCCTATCACCGGTCTATGCAAAGTCACGCTAACGGTTGATCCTGAGCCTCTCAGAACCTGTGCCGTGACCTTGTATGCGTAACTTCCAAGCTGAAGAAAATCACCGGCTTTAAACACAATCGTTGAGCTTGCAACTGAGGGAAGGTTGCCGACAGAAATCGTAGTTGCATTTGCGGCCGGAACAGAAGCAAGGGTAAGTGCCGCCGCTTGTACGCTTGTCAGTTCGCCTTGATAGCTTGTAAACCATGAAAGGTTTGTCGAGCTAAACGTGATGGTCGCCGCCGTTTGCCTGTCCAGGTTATCAATGGTCTGAATGACATCGCGAACCTGCGGGTAGTACAAGAACGAGTGAGGCTTGACTGTAAACACCCAAGGTACAGCGGTTACATATTGCGCTGTCCTAACCTGACCCGACCGAGAATATTGCTGGCCTACCATCCTGCGGTTATTGACCGTAATAGACTGAGAAATGTCTAAGATTGTTTGAAAGCTCATGCTCGACCTCTCGGTGAGAGTGATTTCTGAGCGTAGGCATTCGCAGCCCAGACCGCTCGATTACTGCCCATAATTCGTTCCTCGAACGATTTAACGTCAATCGCCTGAATGTTATAAACAACGCTACCGCCTGTGGCCGCAAGCGCGTTGTTAGGGACGATCGTGCCGCTTGATTTCGGCACAAATAGCTCAGGGCCCTTTTCGCCAACAATGTAAGGTTGATTGCTATTAACCGGTCCACCACTGGCTTTAAACAGGTCCATGAATGAACCGCCAGCAGGTAAGAATGAGTCAATAAACCGGTTTAAAGATCTTGTTGCAAACCGCTGAAACAAACTCTTAGCTAAGTTTTTGAAAGCTTCGGCGGCTGACTTACCGCGCATAAACGCATCGACAATTTCAGCGCCAAGACTCTTAAACCCGTCACGAAGGTCTTCCAGTAATTCCTTCATCGGATCAATCTGACCCTTCATGTCGGCAAAGTATTTGTTGACAATCTTGAAGTATTGTTCTTCAGTGATAAAACCTTCTGACAATAACTGATCGACTCGCTGTAGCTTTTCACCGAGTATTTCTAACGGTGTCAGGGAAGCTTCAATTTCTTTTCTAGCAAGCGCAAGCATCTCCTCATAAGACTGCCCTTTGCCAGGAGAACTTGGCTTGTCAAATGGATCAGCATTAGGAAATAACGCGCCATAGTCAAGATCTTTAGCGGCCTCCTTAATGTCAGCCTGAACTTCGGCTAAAAAGTTTTTTCTAGATTCGTCCGTACCAAAAATAGCCGTCAAAAACTCAGGCTTTTCTACCTCTTTTGCAGCTTTGGCAGCAATCAATTCATTAGCCTTTTGCAGAGCTTCTGAACCATATTTCGCGGCCTCAAATCGCAAAGCAGCATCTTCACCTTCGCGTAACTTGCGAATCTGAGCGTCCAGCCCATCAATGTATGCCTTGGTTCTTTCGGCTTGGCGCTTAGCGTTTTTCTCGGCTTCGCTTTCTTCTTTCTTTTGAGTTTCGCTTTTCGCGGCCTGCGCTTCTTGTATGGTTGTGATTGTTTGCAGAAGCTGCTCTCTAAACTTAGCACCTTCTTTAGTCGCTTCTTTTGTGTTGAGTGCAAGGCTTAAAACAAAGTCGCGCAGCTCTTCAAACGTGCGTTTATTTTGGTCAAATGCTCTTAACTCTTCAAATAGCTTTTTGGCTTCCTCTTGAGAAACACCAAGATCCTTAGATAGCTTCTCTATAGGAGAATCCATAAAAGGCTTGAAGATTTCGGGGAGCGCTAACTTCCATATAGGCGCGTATTCATTTGTCAGCGCCTTAGTGAACTCTTTGATTTCGTTAGTAAGCTTTAGTTTTGATATGTCGTAAAGCTGTTGATACAAAGCCTTTAAAGCTGGCGCGGCATCGCTGTAATAACTCTCGCCAATATCTTTCAGCGATAAAGCGGCTTTATTGTTGGCAGCAACAAATTGAGCGGCGGCGCTTGATGCGTCTTTCGTCGCGTCCTCAAGAGTTTTTACATCTTTTGTAAGGCTTGAGAATGCAACAGTAATTAACGGAATACCGACTGCCGCAAGGCTACCAAGAACCACGCCTAACGTACCAAATCCGCTTAAAAGCTGCGGAAGCTGCTGAGTAAAGGCTTGAGCCGCCGACGTTCCAGAGGCTACCTGTACAGAAAAGTCCTGAACTTGATAACCAATATTTCTGAGGTTATATTGAAAGTTCTTTTTTGCATTGGCCGCATCGTTTAATGCGGATGAGTAAGACCTTGTTTGCTGGCCGGTAGATTCAAGCGTTTGGCCTAGCTCTTGAGCTTTCTTCTTGGCTTCGTCAGCGCCTTTTTTAAACTCTGCGCTATCAAGTCCCAGGCCGACTTGTAAACCGGCGATCATCTTACCTGCCATTGTTTCCCCCTAAGATGTCAAGAAACTCTTTGCGAAATCCTGGCAACGAAGTGAATGCTAGAAAATCGCGCTCTTGTCTTGTCATGTTGCTTGGAGGTATGAAATATTCCTCCATGTGCGGGAAAAACTCTTGGGGCTTCTTAGACTGCGGGTTGCGAGAGAAAGAAGACCCGATATTCCAGACAATCGCCATCATGTGCGACATGAGCATCAGGTTTTGCCTGCCACCAATTACGCCGTCGCGCCACATCAATTCTAACGCTCTTACGGTCGCTACATCAAGATTATCAAAGACTTCTGGCCGCTGCCCGTTAAATATCGCAGCAGCTCTAATCTGAAGATATAGCGACCCAGTTAGTTTTTTTTCGTTTCTTCGTAAGAGGGATCAACTGTCTTTTGCACAAGCTCT